CTAACGAATAGGGATCTAAAAGGGAGTACTGGAACCCTAGTGCTAAGCAGCTCTAGGGTCAGGCATCATGCCTAGGGTTCATACAGGGAGCCTATTCGCTCCAGAAATAGCCCTGCGCATACGCGTACCACGCATGCCATGTCTTAAAGAGACGTGTCCCAGGAGGTGCGTAGTCCCAACACGGAGCTACTGCTACCTTCGAGTGGTAAATCGGGTCGGTTAACCTTATAGTTACCCGCCCACGCCTCAGATCGCCTCTCAGCGCTACGAGTAGAATTGCACTGGGGTTCCAGTACTCCTCATAGATCTCTAACGAATAGGGATCTAAAAGGGAGCCATCCGCAGCGACATCACGCTTTCCTGAAACATCAGATCCATCAGTCTTTGGAACCCACCTTTTGTAAAGGTAGGAACCAGAGTAATGGACTCCGTCACGCTTGCTCGGGCGAGTAGCCCTGAAAACTGAGCGAGTCCGGACACAGGAGAGTGGCACGCGAATACCCGCATCGGGGTTCTCCCAAGGCGGTACTTCGACGCGCTTGACTGATCCGAGTAACGAGTCAATGGTTCTACCGAGGTAGACGCCATGCTCAGCGGACCAGTCAACGAGGTTGTTGATGAGAACGTATCTATCCTGCTCTCGTTTGAGGCTCTTACAGTAGATACCTCGTACGTTCGTTCCGTTTATCCAATCGGAACCGCAGGACTCCCGAAAGAAGCCATCCTCCTTGTCAAAGCTTTTATCCCTGTTCGGGATGAAGCCAAGACACTTCAGCAACCGGGTTACGGCGCCAAAGGCTTCATGACGTACGACCATGTCGTCACCGAAGACTCCATAGGAGCCCGAAAAAGAGACCCGTTTAATACCTTGGATCTCATCCGGATCATCCTCATTTCGGAGGAAACGCAACGCTGTCCTTTCCCTCAGAAAGGGTAAACCAAGGCAGCGATAGCAGGCTTCGACTACACAGGCGAAGAGGATCGTCTGTAACGGGAAACAAAAAGCATTCCCCATAGTGCACATCATGTGCAACTCTACGACCCCTTGCGGAGTGGCCACTTTCGCACTTCTAAGGAGGTTTAGCCAGTTAAACGTCTGCTTTGGCAGAAATTGCCGGCACATCTCCAGTGCAATATAGTCACTAGCGGACTTTAAATCGATCGTCGAGAAGGATCTGTCAATGGAGCCTATGCGCGCCAGTTCGGCATTCTTGGCCGACTGGTTTGATAGGTCAATTCCATAGACTTCCATCAAACGATTCTCGAGAATCCGCTGAACCCCTTTCTGAAAGAACATATTTAGAAGGGGCTCCGGCTTCACCAGCCGCGAGATTTTAGCGGTTTTCGGGACTGGCGTCATTTCTACTGACTCGACGATCTCGGGGTTGCCGAGGGATAAAGTTCGACATATCTCAGTGTCGAGACTCACACCGTTAGCGGCAACGTACTGGTCAAACAAGTCAACCAGAATTGGAGAAGACGCCGTTAGAATAGAGTGTCCTATCTTGTCTAAGTAGGACGTCTCACGAGCGCCAGGTGCAGAACCTGGTCCAAAGTTACAACCCCTCTCGATTGCGCTGAGGCTAATCAAGTACTCACCTTTTGGGTGGAAGAAGTCGTAAAGTGACTTTCGGAATTCTCCGACAAGGTCACCGTCAGATGGACCAAGGAACTCATCTCTGAGTTTCCACTGTGCGCAGGCATTATTCGCTTCATGGAAGACAGCGAACGCCATGTTATCCGCACTCTCTTCGTCAATATCGTCCTGGAATTTCTTCAGGATAGAGTTGAGAAGGTGGGCTGCTGCAAATTCCTTCGTGGTGCAACCAACCGGAGGCTGAACGTTTCCACCTGGGTATTCTAGGTTGGAAAACGCTTTCGCCCTCGGGATCGCATCATTAATGTCGTCGAGGAGTAAAGACCAAAGAACAGAAGGCTTCAGGTCCATATACACCACCTATTTGGTGAGTGAGAGTCAAAGTGTCCCGGTAGTTACCGTATCCGTCAGCCCCTGGGCAATTTGCCAGAGGAGCCCAATATGGGCAGAGAGCATAGCCTTAACATTAACAAGGTCATACGCATCTGCGCCTGCGGGTACTGAGACGGTGGTACGGATCATCCCTGTCTGAATCGGTTGATTCGCCAGGACGCCCATACCCTTACGGGTCAACAGGTCGAAAGAATTCTTCGGAAACTGTCGAATGACACCGGATGAGTTTGGCTGACCGATAACTTTGATGTTCGCAGGGCGAAACATAGTTACGGTGAAAGGGCTCGAAAGCCCGTGAACCGTGACACCAGTCTGCGTTCCACCCAGAGCCGAAACGTTGTATTGTTTGGACTGGGCATTCGGCGGAGTATCTGCCACGATCGTATAGGTCGGACTCGTAAGGCCTGAAATAGCCGCGCCGGTAATCGGCGACGAGGGAGCAAAAGACATTGGATTTCTCCAAGAGAAGGCTAAAGGGTCCTCCGGATCTGATCTATCCAACTTCTAGTTGGAAAAGTCGTCTTCACCTTGAGAGGCGTTGAGCGAATAGTGCCGCTATATTGGTCCAACGGTTCCAGTTATAGGTCATAGAAACCTGTAACTCCGGAAGACTTAAGGTCGGCACAGTTCGATGGTAGTATTCACGTTCCAGAATCATCGGTATAGACTTTTGGACCTGCGAAGCAATATACAGGCCGCCAGTACTAGCCGACGTTTTTTGGACATTGAGAGCAACCTGCTTCTTAACACGACTCGTGGCCTTAGTGGCTTTGCTGAGCCAAACCCAATCTAGGGATAAAGCGTGCATGCCATTAAGAATATCGCCGATATTTGTGAAATAATCGACGAGCCATGAGTAGGGAATGAGTTCCCAAACAGTAGGGATAAACTCCTCAAGGCGAAATCCTGAAAGCTCAAGGATCCGATCCGCGGTTCCCAACTGAATACCGTTGGGTTTAACGCGGAACACACCCTTATATTTTACATCTGCGTGTAGAGTAGCGATTGTTGTCGCTACGCACCAGGTGTATTGAGGGTATGCGAGCTCTGAAGAGGAGGTGGTACCTCCGAAATCGTCCGATGCTTTTCCAATGCAGAAGACGGTTTCTTGTCTATCAGAGAAAGCCTTGTAGGCTTGAACCGCACTCTCAATATCAGAGATGAGCGGCTTCCAGCCAAAGGAGTACTCAAGCCAAGAGTCCGAGATCGCCTTAATGGCCGCTTTCCTGCGTTGTACACGGGAAAGAGTTCTTCGGGCTGACCCCAAGTACGCGGAAACGCCCCTACGAAGTGACTCGGCGGGATGCCGAATCATATGAAGGGTTTCTCTCAGCTCGCCAAGGAAAACACCGCCTTTGAAGGGCGATACTTTCTGGTTTGCGTCGACGAGAAAATTCCCGAGTGCTGTGTTTTCAACGGATTGAGGTATACCTGGGTATAAACCAGGTTTGGCGGCCCACGTGTTATCTGACACAGTGTCTGTCCAGATCCTAGCTTGCGGAGATTTATCCGAAAAATAGGTCACGGACGCGCCGAATTGGCCGTACGACAACACACGAATAATGTCGCGTGTGTACTCAGAAGAAGCTGACTGTAAGTTGGCTATCTTCCAAGCCCAGTCCTTAACGTCCACTCCCTGCCGGGTGTCAACCCAAGTGAGGTAAGCGTTCGTATTTTGGTAACCACCGGTTCCGGTTCTCACGATTCTTTTGAGAACAAGTGTCCGGTTCTGGCTGTATAATGCGGCCATAGTGAACCTCGCGCCTTTTAGCGCACCTTGTGTTCCAATTCGG